ACCAGACTGAGCTACATCGAGTTAACTGGTGCAGAGTGTAGGAGTCGAACCTACTATGCGTTAGCGTCGGATTTACAGTCCGATGTCCCACCGTGGAACCTACTCTGCTTAAATTGGCATAGGTGCTCAGATTCGAACTGAGAGCTGGTGGTTTGGAATCACCCGTGTTGACGTTAACACTACACCCATATAAACTTCAAAAAAAAAGCCCCTAACACTATTAATGCTAAGGGCTTATAAAAATATCACTTTGTTAAAAAGTCACATCAATACCTACCCTTGCTTTTCAGCGGGTACCAATAAAATGTATTAGTATCAGTAATTGACATGTTTAAATCTCTCTGTTGTTTTTTGATTGTGTATATACTATAACACGTTTATTTATCAGCGTCAACCGTTTTCAAATAAAAACCTCTGAATAACGCTTTTCTTTTTTGATCTAATTTATGTTTGGCGATTAACTGTAGAAACCGCATAAGTGTGAACTTATCCATAACACTCTCCTAATTAAAGTTAAGTGCGTTCCTTCGCTATTGCTACTTCCGTCCTTGGTAGGATGAACGACAATAGTATTTATGATAAGTTAATCATAAAAACAGGCCCCGAAGGACCTGTTTCAATTTTATTTCTTCTAGTAATTGCTTACTGGAATGAAAGATTACCTGCATTAACACCGATTTTAGCTAGGTAGTCAGCTGCATTACCAAGAGATGAAGCTTGGTTGTTTAGCTCTACATAACCGTAACGTGTCATAAATGACACTGTTGGTTCGAATGTTGATGGGTCTAGTACTGTGCCTGAAGACATAAGTGGGATGTATGGGCAATAGAAAGCTGCCGCATCAATTTCACCGTCGCCTTTATAGCCAACTAGTACTGGAGCTGTATCAGCTGCATACTGGTCAACAAACACACGCATAGTGTTGTTTAATGTTCCAACAAATTTAGTGTTAGTAGGTGCTTCAAAAGGACCTTCAGTTGTTCTTGCGAACGCTGATGTAGTCGCTGATTGTAGTACTGTTAACATTGTTGGTGAAATAACAACGTAGTTACCTGCGCCACGTCTTGTACGTGTAGCAATGATGTTAGCTGCTCTGTTAATAAGAACTGCTAGCGCCGCATGTTGGTCTCCAACGAAAGTCGCTGTACCTGATACTGCGTTTTGGTCGTATGTATCAGTTGCCGCGCCTGCTAGAGTACGTAGAGAAGTAAGAACTTCTTGGTCGATTTCAGCAGTAATTTCTTGTGCAAGTGCTTGCATAATTTCTGCTTCAACATCTAAACCGTGCATTGAATTAGCATCTTGTGCTGCTTCAAATGTCCAACGTGCTGATAGTTTACGTGTTTTCGCTTCAACAGTTTGCTTCAATACTTGGATTGATAGCTTACGTCCAGCTTCTGCTTCTAAAGAAGAAGTAGATGATGGTCCGCCAGTTGCTGCGTCACCTGAGTAACCTTTTGCAATTGCGAAAGGAGATAGTGCTTCATCACCAGCGGCTACGCCTGCTGCTGTTTGGCCATATCTAACTCTTAGTGTGTGAATTTGTCCTACTGGACCAGTCATTGGCTGTACGCCAACTAGTTCGTTTGCAATAACAGTAGGCATAACACGGCGGATTACTGGTAAAATCACTTTGTTAAGTGATGCTACGTTGCCTGCCATTGTAGTTCCTGCTGCGGCTGATTCTGAAAGATAGTTCTTAGTATTCTCTAGAACTGATTCCATTACAACCTTTTTGTTACCTGCTAAACCGTCTGTTAGGGCGTCTTTTGTTACTGCCCAGTTTTCAAATAGATTCTGTGTCATTGGGGAATTCTCCTTAGTTGATTCCTGCTAACTTTTTAAGGTTAATAATTTCGGCTTCACTTTCAGTTGCCTGAATAGTTGCTGCCTTGTTACCTGTAATCTCAGTCTTCTGAGATTCATTTAGTTTCTGTGATTTAACAGTTGTAGTTGATTCATTAAGTACCGTTGGTAGGTATTTGTTGAATTGTACTTTTAACTTACTAGTGCTTACGCTTTCAAGTAAATTAACCATTAACTCACGTTTGTCTTTTGATAGTGGTGACATAAGCTCTGACATTACTGTCTCACGCTCACGACTCTCATTAATCTTTGTTACCTTTGATTCAGCAAGAACGATTTTTGATTCTCTATCTTTAATTTCATTATGTGATTCATCTAGTTGACTCTTCACGTCTGAAAGTTCTTTTGAAAGTTTAGAAATGTGTGTTCCTTCTGCTAAGTGAGAACCCATAAATTCTGCTGCGAATGTTTCGAACAACTTACGTCCAAACATATTTTCTTTAGCAGTTTTAATATCTTCTTTAATCTCAGTAAGTTCAGTTGAGATAGTTTTCTCAACAATACTTGCTAATTTTGTAGAAGCTTTGTTTATGAATTCAGCTTTCGCTGTCTTGATCATTTCTTTGCCTTCTGCAACAAGTTTTACCTTTTGTTCAATAAGGTCTTTCTTGTCACTATGGAATTCATTAAGTTCTGAAGTAAGTTGTTCCATCACAAAATCTTCAAGCTTCTCAAAGTTGCCTTCTTGTAGCTTTCTGTCTTTGCGTAGTTCTGTAATTTCCTTGTTAAGTGTTTCCATAACAAACTTATCAAGCAGATTTGCGTGGTCAGCAATTTTGCGTTTATACTCAACTTGAGTTTCTACTGCCGCTTTTTTGTCCGCTGCAAATTCCACTAACTCTGATTTAATAGTATCTGATACCATCGCGTCTAGTGCTTCCACCATCGATGTTTTATCAGTCTCATATCTGTTAGCGAATTCTTCACGTAATTCGGCAGTGATCTCTTCTCGAGCTTCACTTAATTTTACTTCCCATGCTTCTGAAAGTGTCGAACGCACTTCTTCTGATAGGACTTCTGAACTTAGGAGTTGTTCTATTGCATTAGCCATTTAGTTTCTCCTAATATCTAGTTTTTCAATGAACTGTAGTACTTCCTTCTGGAGGTACACTTCAGCTATTTTGTCGTCATTTACTGCGGTTGCAACATCGAGCAAGATGTTTCCACGTTTACCGTTATTCATTATTTGTTCGTATAATGTATTCGGGTAAGCATCTGGAGCACTTGGGTTTGCAACTATATCAACTGTTTGTATTTCAAAATCGCTGACATCGCCGCTCTCTGTTACGTTTCCACTACCTCTTGACGAAACGCCAAGTTTTACACCATTCTCTAATAGGGTTTTACAAATATTTCCCATCGGTGTAGGTAACAATTTTAAACGACCATAACCATCTTGACCGTCCATCCACATTTTTTCTATCATATGGGATACACGATCTAAATTTACTTGCAAATCATCTGGATGATCTGCTTCACCTAATACTGATAGACCCGAATCTAATCTTTCTTGGATGTTTGTAACAGCCTTTGAAATTTCGTTTACTGGGTATACCCGTTGATTCTGATTACGCTTGTCTCCTTGTACAAAGATACCCTGCATAAACAGGTCTTTACCATCCTGAGATGCCTCAGTAATGATCTTCGCTTGTCCATAAGTTAGGTTCTCTTTAAGAGTTAGCATAATTATTCAGCCTTGCCTTTTTTCTCAGCGCCGTGTCCAGCTGGGTTTGCTTTCAATGCCGCACCATCACCTGGGTGAGTTACGCTCATTGCTTTAGCATCGCCTGTTAGACCTTTGTTGTTTCCGCCTTCAGATTTTTTCGACATATCAACTGCTTTACCACCCATGTCATTTTTACCTGCAATTGGTGATGCTTTACCATCATCGCCTGCTGGCATATCTACTGGATGAATTTTACCGTCTTTGCCTACTTTAGTTAAATCTGCTGCTTCTTCAAGCTCTTCCGAATCATCAGCGTCTGCATCTTTATCTTCATAAAATGCTTCTTCCATCTCTGGTTCCATGTCGTCCATTGCTGGTTCCATGTCCATAGCTGGCATTTCTTCTGCTGGTGCTTCTTCGTCGCCCATTATTTTGGCAAACTCTGCTTTTAGATCTTCTAGTGCGTCTTCAACGTTAACTAGTTTATCTTCAATTTCTGAATGTTCTTCTTCGTGCTCTGACTCTTCGCCATCACCGTCGAAATCCATTTCGCCATCTTCGTCTGATAATTCCATTTCAGCTTCTGGTTCTGCCATGTCGTCTTCAGGAGCTTCTTCGCTCTCCGCTTCGCCATACATTTCTTCTGCTTCAATTTCGTCATCATCTTCTTCGATGTCGTCGATAAAGTCGTCAGCTTTTTCTGAGCCGATCGCTTCATCTAGTTCTTCTTCCGCTACTTCATCTTCTACAACTTCGTCTGCTTCAACTAAGTCGTTCCAAATTTCACGAGCTTTTTCTACGAATGCTTCGTGTAGTAGGTCAGATGCTTTTGCTTCTTCGCCATTAACTAGGCTTTCAATTACTTTAATATAACGTTCGCGAGTACTCATTTGACATTTCTCCTTTATCGAGGTTATTATTACTTTAACACATGTATTTAAGAGTTCTTACCCTTAACCAACATGTAATACAAAAAAAACCGCGGTTTTGGTATTCCACGGTAGTTTTTTAACATATTGCTGTATTATAAAACTATTTATCTATCTTGTATCTATACTATAGTAACTAGTTGTTTTCATGACTTAATATAAATCTAGCATGCCCGTTAATGCCAGGATCTGCGTCCAGGTTGTAATCAAACATATATATTTCAAACGGGCTATTATTTAATATATCATATAACCTATTAATACCGCTATCCACGCTAAGTGTCTCATTTGATTTTCGATTAATATGGTTAATATTAATAGTAAATAAAAACTTATCCTTTACTACACTCATAGCGTCAGTAATCCGTTGACTAAACTCTTTCCACGAAATAAAGTGTAAGCTATTAATAGCCATAGCACAATCAAACGATTTATTATATGTTGTTACAAAAT